TGCCAATCTCATCAAGTCAGTTGTTGCTGACTTGGATCAATACCAGGTGCTGTATGTGAATACGCGCACTGGTCAGATGTTCCGAACCAGAGCACCAAAGATAGCGGACTAGCGAAAGGTATTAGGTAATGGTAACTCCGTCCGCGCTCAATGTTCTCATTGTTGGCGCCATGATGGTGATTTTTACCTTCATGTGGCGCATGCTCGCTGCCAAGTTGTCGGAACACGATAACCCGGTTGGCGACGCTATGGCCGTAGCACTCTAAAGAATCGAGATAAGAAATGCCTACCGCAGCTACTCAGCAGCCTACGGGTAATGCAGGTGCCCGACAGGGTAAGTCGGAACAGAAGGTTATGCCGACTGTCCCGTTTATTCGCGCGTCCGCTAAGCACCGTGAGCCGACCGGTATCGACGTGTCCAAGACTCTGACCACGTCGGATCAGGAACTTGGCGTGTTTGACATTCCGGCATACGGCTATGTCAGGAACCTGGTTATTCTGGTTACCGCTTCCGGCGGTACTGGCGGCTCGCCTGCTGTGACGTTTACCGAGTCGGGTATTCTCGCCGCACTGAAGAACATCTATCTCACCGAACCGAACGGTGCGGTAATCGCGCAGTTCGATACGTCGTACCAGCTTTACCTTTCGAACAAGTGGGGCGGTTACAACAACGTCGTAGGCGCTGACCCGAAGGCGTCGCCCATTTACGCCACGGGTACCGGTGCCACGATGGACTCGTTCTCTTTCCTGCTTCGCATTCCGGTTGAACTGAATCTCCGTGATGGACTGGGATCGCTTCCGAACCAGAATGCCGCAGCGACTTTCAAGCTTCGTATGACGCTTGCGAAGGTGGCTGACATTGCCACGGGAACGCTGCCGACTACGCTTCCCACGGTGCGTGTCAGGGTAGGTCTGGAGGCTTGGGATCAGCCTGAGATTCAGTCCGCTGGTGGCAGTAATCAGGTGACTCCCCCGGCCATGAACACTACTCAGTTCTGGAGTAGCCAGACGTACACCGTGAACCAGGGTACGAATACCATTCGCCTTACTCGGGTAGGTAACTACATTCGTAACCTGCTTTTCACTCTTCGCCGTGGTGGAACTTCAAGGGCCAATGGTGAAGCAGACCTTGCTGCCATTGACCCGGTTTACTTCTATCTGGACACGCGCCCGCTGGACATCATCGAGCCTAATGCGTGGAAGGAACAGCAGTACAACCGTAGTGGTTATGGTAGTGACTTCGGTGCGGTGAACACCGCTAATGAAACGTCACGTGGTCAGGACAATGGAGTTCGTTGCTACGACTTCATGCACGAATTCGATGGCACCTATGGACACGAGAACCGTGACCTGTGGCTGCCTACTCTTGGTTCAACTCGTCTGGAACTTCAGTTCAACTCGCCGAATGCGGGAACTCTTGAGGTACTGACGAACGACGTTGCCATTGCGGGGAGCGTGTTTATCTGATGCAGGACAATCCGGAAGCAAAGCCCAGCATGCTGCAAACGCCTATGGCGGCTGCGGTACTTGTCATTGGGTCTCTGCTTTTCCTTATCCTCGTTCGCCGTGGATTCCGTGGTGTTTCCGCTGGTGGCGTTTCAGTCGGTATTCAGTAGAAAGAGAGAACATCATGCCGTTCGGTCTTGACTTCAAGTCCCTCGTTATCGGTGCGGTACTCGCGCTGTACGTCTATCCGATGCTTGTCGGAATGCTCGGTAAGAAGTCTGTTACCAGTCAGGCTGCGTAATGAATTCGAAGATTTGGGGAGTCGTTTCGCTGGTCGCGCTTTCGTGCGGACTGATTGTTGGTACCAGTCTTATTGGTACTAATGAAGCGACTCTAGGACAGATTACTGTGATGCTGGGAATGGTAGCGACTACCATTCCTGCACTGATTAGCGCTAGTAAGGCTGACAGTGCAAGCAAGACCAGTGAACAGCTTAGTGAAGACTTGCACAATGGCACTCTTGAAAAGCTTCTCCGTGAAGCGATAGTCAAGGTTGCTAATGATGAGTCCACCAAGTTGGAGATTACTCAAACCGATACTTCTGGAAAGGAGGACGAATGAACGGTGACAAGATGTTCAACGTTCTAGGTGCAATAGTGACTGTTGCACTGGTCACCACCATTGTTTCCCGTCCTACGTCCGCCCAGGTTATCAAGGCAATGGGCGACGCGTTTAGCGGCAGCATTCGCGCTGCGCTTGGAAAGTAGGGGACACAATGGCCGGTGGCGTCGCAAAGAATCAGGCAAGCGGATACGACTCCCGTAATCCTGATTATGCGGGACAGTATGCAAACCTTCCTGAATACGGGACACCTAACAGCGCGTACGCTGCCCCTGGTCTGCGCGACGATGCACCGTACAATGACGAATTTGGATGGGGACCCAAAACACGCATTGGTGTGGAGAGTACTCCAGACGCAATGCGTGAAGGACAGTTCCCGGTGAGGGATGTACGTCCGGCTGCCAATCAGGCACCGGGCGTACATTACCGTCCTATCGGTGCTGACGAGAATCAGCGGCATTCGGTAGAACACCAGGATGCCGACGGTTGGGTAGAGAAGAAGGACCGTTACAAGATAGGTCCCGACCCTCGTTGGAATCCGCCGTCCGAACCACGTATGACAAGTCAGATGGCGCCGACAACGTATTCGTTTACGCGCCCGTTCGACCAGGCTGGTAAGGGTAATGGCGCCCGACTGCTCAATGGGAACCATTTCTCCATGGCGGATCACCGGAGAGAGTATGACATTCTTGGAATGCGTCCGTGGAGTGCTCACCGGAATACGTACCGTGTGGACCCTGCGCCGTGGGACGCCGATATGTACGACGTACCCCCGGAGCAGAGTTTCGGTGTCACCACACAGGGACGAATTCAAGCTGTAGAACTTCCCAATAACGGCAACCGTTCCTACAGGCTGTGATGCGTCATGGCCGGAATGGATATGGGAAAGCAGATCGGACCACTACCACTGGGCGCGTGGATTGCTGTCGTAGCTGGTGGACTGGGAATCGCTCTGTGGTCGCGTAACAGCGGCAACGCTGACCCTGTGGTAGTGGAGGACACGTCAGGCGATGAGGGAGTAGGAGAAGGCGGCTCATGGGTCGCTGTGCCACCTCCTACAACCGCACCTGGCGGCGGTGGCGTTGTTTACGAGTCTAATGAAGCCTGGGGACAGGCTGCTGTGACTTGGCTTATTTCTCAGGGTTACAACCCTGCTGAATGCAGTTCGGCGATTACCAAAGCGCTTGCTGGTGGTGTGGACATTGAGGGCAACAAGATGTCCATCAAGGAATGGGCACTGTGGTCACTCGCACTGGGAAAGTTCGGTTCACCGCCGTACCCGGTATTTGTGGCACCGCCGGTAACAGTTCCCGGACCAGTTACACCTACTGACCCGCCGCCTACCACTAACCCGCCAGGACCTAAGCCGCCGGATAACAAGGTACCGGCGCATTACACGGTAGTGGCAAAACGCAATGACAGTATCAGCAAGATAGCGGCCAAGTACAACAAGTCATGGCAGACGGTATGGAATTTCAATCTGAAATACCGTAGTGCTGCGACTGTAGCAATATTGAAACAGCGTGGACCCAACCTGATATATGCAGGAACAACCATCTGGGTACCGAAGTAGAAAGAGGACCGAGGCAATGAATGAAGCTGAGCAGGATCGATTCGCAATTGCTGCACAGCAGATTGACGAAATCGAAAAGAAGCTGAATGAGATTCACGCTTTTCTGATGGGCATTTCAAAGGCTCTGGATTCTCCGATGATTCGTGCCATGATGCCTCCGGGCATGAAGTTCTAGGAGTAACAGAATGCCCGCTGTCAGGAAACTTACGGATGCGGAGATTGCCGGGGCCGCTAAGGCAGGCGGGTTTACCGGCGCGCAAATCGCTAAGATTACTGCAATAGCGTTGGCGGAGTCCGGTGGGAACCCTAGTGCACATAATAGGCTTCCCCCGGACAATTCCTATGGGCTTACTCAGGTCAACATGATTGGCTCCATGGGTCCTGCACGACGTAAGCAATTCGGTTTGAAGAACAATGAAGAACTGTTCAATCCGACTGTGAATATGAAAGCAGCTCATGCGATCTCCAACGGTGGAACAAACTTCCGTCCCTGGTCGACATACACAAGCGGTGCTTACCTTCGTTATATGTCTCGTGCCAACAAAGCTGCGGGTAATCCTAGTTCGGCGCCTGGTGGTTCGGGCGTTGAACAAACGGGACTAGGCGCATCAGATTCGTTTGCGATGGTTGGTGTCTTTTTCAAGTTCATATCAGCACCGGAAACCTGGCTGAGACTTGGAATGCTTGCAGGTGGTGCAATTCTTATTGGAATGGCATTGGTGCAAGCTAGCGGAGTATCCGACAAGGCAAGAGCATTGGTTAATGTATTGCCGCAGGGGAAGATACTGAATGCTGCTAAGACAGCAGCGACCGCAAGTAAGGCGGCGTAATGGATACCACTACTAGCACTGTACTGGCAGTTGTCATTGTTGCTGTCGGGCAGTGGGCTAAGAAGGACGGGAAACTGTCCATCAAACTGGTTATTGGCATGATGGTTCTTACGCTGTTTCTGGCAGCAATAGAATCGTCTAATGAAAAGTTTGCCAGACAGTTTGCGGCACTGGTTCTTGTCGGTGCAATATTCAGCAACATTATTCCCATTACAAAGAAGCTGGGGTTCACAAAATGAAGCTAACCCCGCTTAATGTACTGATGATTTCAACAGGCGCAATTCTTATCTACTGCGGTATCAAGGCGTACAAGCCGCAGGATGTTATCCAGTGGGGTTTGGGCGGTAAGAAGCCGGAATCATTTGTCAAACCGGCAAAGGACCCTATGGGAGACAACAAAGATAATCCTGATCCTGGGCAGCGTTATCCGGGTGATCAGGGATTGCCTCCTGACGATGTACCAGACGACCAAGTGCCAGCGTAATGGCAATGAAATGGCCTGCCACGTGCAGGACGATAACGCAGAAGTACGGTAACAAAAGCAGTCGGTATGTTCGTGGATACCATACTGGTTTGGATATCGGATGCATTGCCGGTAGTCCAATCTATGCAGCACACGACGGAAAGATAACGTTCGCTGGTATGAATGGTGCTTATGGCAATGAAGTAAGAGTGCAGATGAACTCATCTTTCTTGACGTCGTACCATCACATGTCCCGAATAGCAGCCAAGGTAGGGAACAACGTATCCGCTGGAACAATCATCGGGTACATAGGCAGTACAGGTCAGAGCACCGGACCACATCTGCATTTCGAGGTACGGCTTAACGGGAAAGATGTTGACCCAATGCCGTACCTGGATGGCGCTGCTATACCTAGCGGTGGGGCTGTGCAGGTTGGTAACCCATTGGTGCCTGACAGTGTTGAAAGTATTTACAGTGCCATAAAAGCGTCGCTAGGTGTCTTTGAGTGGATGGGCAATACGCAAAACTGGTACCGAGTTGGACTGGTACTTGGTGGAGTGATTCTAGTAATGATATCCATTCTGGGATTGGCGAAGACTAAGGCGCTTGGATCAGCAGCACAGGCTCAGGTGAAGAATATTGGGAAGGGAGGTAAGACCAATGGCAAGAGCTGATATCGGTGTAGGGTCCATTGCCGTATCACAGAGTGTTGTAGCGTTTACTGCATTCCTTCCCAATTTTGTTGAGATCGGAAGGTCTGAGAAAGAAACAGTTGAGGGTGAGGTACGACTGGGCGAATTGGCTGCCGTTGTAATTGCCCTGAGTATTGGCGCACTGCTTTCATGGATGGCTGAGTCTACTATTCCATTCATGATTTCAGCGTTCATGTCATTCGTTCTGATCACGATGTATGAGGTAGCACTCCGGAAGGATGTATGACCATGGGTGTCAATCCGCTCATCAACACAGGGTCCTACAGGCAGCGTCCAGGGCAGCAGAAGGCACCTGACAGGCCAGACAGGGTTACGCCGGTACCGGAGCACTATGAAGGCGTTTCGTTCCCGTACAGGGGCACACAGAACCATGGTGTAGCTCCGTCCAAGACTGACGATCCGGAACAGTATTACGATGCACAGGCGTTTGATGATGAGACTGACAAGGTGGTGTTTCTGCCTGCTGAAGTAGAGGTAGAACCTGTGCCGGTACGTATCGTCAATGAGACGTCCAGAGAACGGAATGACTGGCGAGCCGGAAGGTTTCTGGTTACTGAGATTCCGCAAGAAATTCTCGGACGTAATGACAAGCGCAAGTCAGTACGTATCAAGGTGCATGCATTCAAGAGTGATGGGACAACGGCTAATACCGATCCCATTTTCATCGGGAATGACGCTGGACTTCGTCCGTACACTGGATTTCAGATCAGCGCGGGAGAAGAACTGTATCCCTTCAAGTCAACTGAGAATGTGTTTGCCATTACACTTCCTGGCGTCTTTGTAGAGATCTCCATGATTTCAGAATTCAGTGTCGAACTGTGAGCGCATACCCGTTGATGGAATTCGTTCAGGCTACCGTTGATAGTAATGGGAGAGCGGTAGTTACAAAGGGTCCTGCGCGATACGGGGACGAGTGGGTTATCAAGATGTTCGCCGCTACTAGCACAAGCACAAGTGAAAGTCAGCTTCGGATATACCGTGGTGTGGAATCAGACTCGGCGATTGTTGCCAGCACGTATTCCGCTAACCAGGACAATGCTAGTGGCAGTGAAATAACAGTCAGCTCACAGGACAAGTTGGTTTTCGTGTGGTCTAATGCGACACCCGGATCACAGGTGACATGCCGTATTGAAGGCGACTTGAATTCGAGTAGGAGGTAGAACGGTGCAGTTCGGAAATCCAATCGTTGCAGGGGAAGACCTTATTCGGACTGCAATCCGTTCACCCGACTTCAGCACAGACGAAGAAGGTGGAAACGTTACTGGATGGCGCATCGCCCAGGACGGAACAGCCACCTTCTACAACCTGGTAATCGGTAACGCGAACTACAACATCGATGAGAACGGCAATGCGGTATTTCAGAGTGTCAGCGCAACTGACATTGTTCTCGATGGAACTGATTTGGCAACACTGCTGAATCAAGCCCCGCGTGGTGTCATTGCTGCTGTAGCTCTGATTAACCCGCCTAGTCCATCAAGTACGGGTGCGGGAACTGCTAACGGTGCACTATTCTGCCGAATCGTCATTCCCAACTTTGATCCAACCAGAGCGTACAGAATCAATTACGAATATCGACCGTCAGGT